ACCAGTTTTGAAGCCTGGTCGTACAGCCACGAAGCCATACTCATGATGCCTTGTCCGATGCCCTTGATCATGTTCACGCCCACGTCCACCAGATCGGGAATCCCCTCCGAGAACGCACGGACGATACTCGTGATGATCTGCGGAATGGCGCGGATGATTTCGTTAATGATCTGCGGCAGATTTTCGATAATCGCCGTGAACAGCTTAATGCCCGTCTCAACGATCAGAGGAATGTTCTCTACAAAGGCGTTTATAATCGCCGTAATGATTTCGGGAATCGCCACGATGATCATTTCGATAATCTCCGGCAGTGCCTGAATCAGTGCCACAAGCAGGTCAATACCCGCCTGCACGATCAGCGGCAGACCTTCCAGAAGTGCCATGACAATGCCTTCGATGATCTGCGGCAGGACGGTCACGATAGTTTCAATGATTTCCGGTAACGCTTCCACTAATGCGGTCAGAAGCTGAATTCCCGCTTCGATGATCTGCGGGATTGCCGAAACGATGAACTCCACGATAGCAGTGATGAGTTCAGGGAGTGCCTCCACAAGCTGCGGAATGGAATCAAGAATCCCCTGCACCAGACCGAGGACAAGTTCCAGTGCGGCGTCCAGAAGCATAGGAATGTTGTCGATGATTGTCTGCACCACCATTGTCACCATCTCGACTACGGTAGGGATCAGTTCCGGCATGGCTTCGGCGATACCGCTTGCGAGGGTTGATACCATTTGAATCGCCGCTTCCACCAGTGAGGGAAGGTTTTCGATAATCGCGTCCGCCAGCATAACTACAAGCTGTACGGCGGCTTCCGTGATTCCGGGAAGCGCGGCGATCAGTCCGTCAAGCAGAGTCACGATGATCTCCGAAGCGCATTCCACAAGCATTGGCAGGTTATCTGTAATCGCACTGCCGAGCTGCATGACGATTTCCATACCAACCTGCACGAACTGCGGAATCTGCTCCATCAGGATCGAGACAAGACTTCCAATGGTGCTGCCGATCACTTCGCTGATCTGTCCGAAGTCCGATCCGGCTGCCGCGATACCGGAGGTGAATTCTCCGAGAAGCTGTACACCGGAATCAGCGAGTGTCTGTAATTCCGGGAGAAGAACGGTACCAATCACTCGTTTAGCCGCTTCCGAACCCTGTTTCAGCCGTTGGACTGAGTCATCGAAAGCGCCGAGTTCTGAGATTGTTTCTTCCGAAAGAACAGCACCCATCCGCTTCGCTTCTTCGGTGAGTTCCGCAATGCCTGCAGAACCCTGCGCGATGAGAGGGTTGAGGTCCTGCGCACTCTTGCCGAACAGCTGCATGGCGATGGCGTCCCGTTCGGTTTCATTTGCGACTTCGCTGAGCGCATCAATAACCTCCCAGTACACATCTTCGCTGTTTCGCAGAGAGCCGTCAGCATTCGTGATGGAAACACCTAACTTATCATAGGCTTCGGCGTATTTCGCAGAACCGTCAGCGGCATTCGCCATGGATTTCACATTTTTCGCCATAGAACCGGTGAGCGCTTCCAACGAGACGTCCACCAGATCGGCGGCATAGGCGTACGCCTGCAGGTTCTCCACACTCATGCCCGTGACCGTGGACTGCGTGATCATCTCATCCGCATACGCGGCGGCATCCACAGCCATATCGGTCATGGCTTTTCCGGCGGCTGCCGTTGCGGTACCAATGGCGGCAAACGCAGTACCCATAGCAGCACCGATGCCCTTGACAACAGAGCCAAGTTTCTCGAACTTTCCCCCGGAATCCTGTGCTTCGTCAGCGGCATCGTTCAGTTCATCGGCGAAATCTTCCGCTTCCTTTGCGGCATCCTCCATCCCTTCGGCAAGATCGTCGAGGGATTTTTCGTTGTCAGAGAGTTCACGCTCCATATCGTTGAGCGCGGCTTTTGCCTTGTTCAGCTGGATCTGCCAGTTCTGCGTGCGCTTGTCATTCTCCCCGAAGGATTCGGCGGCATTCTGGAGAGCCTTTTCGAGCGTGGAAATCTTCTGCTTCTGTGCGTCGATCTCCTTGTTGAGAGCCGTATTTCTGGCGGTCAGAGCCTCGATGGACTTGTCCTGCTTATCGAACTGCGATGCCACCAGTTCCATCTCGGAACCGAGGACCTTGAATGACTGATTGATGTCGGCAAGAGCCTTTTTGAACTCCTTCTCGCCCTCAAGACCGATTTTTAGCCCGAAATCGTCTGCCATCTGACCACCTCCTGTCTGTTAGATTCCATCGGGGATTATATCGTCAATAAACACTTCACGCTTTGGTTTCGCCATACCGGTGAATTGTCGATGGCATTCCCAAAGATCGAGCAAATAGCCGAACGGCATCAGCCAAACGTCATCGAACGGGATGTGCAGCTGTGCCGTTCCGAAATACAGCAGTCGGGTAAAGAGTTCCTCGTCACTTACCCGACTACTGCGTTTTTTGAGTTGTCTTCGCTTTCCACGTTGCGCTTGGTGCCCTTGAACATGGCTTCCATGATGGCATTCTTGTATGCCGCCAGTTCTAGCGGAGAAGTCAGCAGTTCGACCACTTCTGCCGTGAGCAGTTCCTTTTTGTTGTCCGGATTCTTGAGATTGTGGATGAGAACACTCTGATTGGCGAGGAGCGTGATGAGCCACACCACCTCATCGATTGCCATCTCAAAATTTTCCGATTTCATCAGCTTCTGACCGAGATTTTCAAGACCGCCGTACCGTCCGGCGATTTCCTTGGTTGCACGGGTGGTGAGAATCATCTCATACTCCGTCCCGCCAATGGTGATTTTTGCGCTTCTTTCGTTATCCATTCCCATACTCCTTACGCGCTGTATTCGGGTTCGTACACACTCTTGTACCAGTTGGTGATGGTTTCAGCGGATACCTTGGTATCGCCCTCGGTGACCTCCGCTTTCCACGGATGCTTGTTCCTGCCGTCCACCTTATTACGGCGCATGATCGTGCCCTCGATGGTCGGCGTGGAGAACGTGATGCTTTCGCCCTTGGTCGCAAGATTGGTGGCGGGGATGCCGAACTTCACCTTGTACAGCCAGAAATACTTGTACTTGCCGTTGGTTTTCTTCGCGCGGAAACCAATCGCCACGGGTTCGCCGCCATCCTCGGATGCCGAAATCACGACACCGTTGGAGTCGATGGTCGCACCGGTGAGCGTGGATGCCACAGCAGAGCCGATGTCGTCGATGCCGAGGGACAGCGTGCCGTTGCCGAACTCTTTCACGATTTCCGCGATGCCGTCATCGGCGTACAGAATCGCTTCGACCAGTTCCACAGACAGGTCAGCGGAGATTGCTTTGGCCAGTTTCTCCGGTGTACCGTAGGTTTCATTGCCGTCATCATCCTCGGTAATCTTGGAAAAATACAGCATATCCAATCCAATTGTTGCCAAATCTTTATTCCTCCATTTCGTAGGTTTTCGCCACATCAATGGCGTAGTGGTGGTAGCCGGTGGTCGATTCATGACCAACATACCGGCGGCTCGTGATCGTCATTTCGGCGGCAAGAACCGCACAGACGATCTGATTCTTCATTTTGATGTAATTGCCCTTGTCGTACAGGGAAATCCGCACCGCCTGCACATCAATCTGCGGTTCGTTGTCCGCGTGGAGAACAAAGGTATCCGCAAGCGGTGTCAGAACCACATATTTCTCCGGTGCGGTGTCGGAGAATACGCCTGTTTCCACCGGAATCAGCGGTGACAGGATCGTATTCAGTTCGGATAAGATCACAGTTTCGATACCTCCCGTTCCAGTACAGCTTTCATAGCCTTCTTACATTCGTTTTTGCTCTCCGCTTTCGCCGGTTCCATGAACGGTTTCGGCGGCTGACCGTGTTTGCCGTATTCGATCACCGCAGCGATCATGGCGTTGCTCTCTCCATCCGAGCGGGGTTCGGAAAAGCCGATCTTCACATTGGAGTTGCCGTTGCGGTCGATTTTTGGCGGAGTCAGACCGAGAGATTCCACCAGTTCACCGGTCGAGCGGGAGTCGTATTTCGTGCCACTGCCGATGACGGCTTCAAGGTTTGATTTCACCTTGTCAAGCAAAACCTGACCGCCCGCTTCCAGAGCCATTGCCGCAATTTCATCGGATTTTGCTCCGAGCCGCGACAGCTTTACAAGCAGTTCATCCGGCATTTTTATTGTAGCTTTAGCCACTCGGCTTTACCTCTTTCGCCAGAACTTCAATGTACATTCCGCGACCTTTTACATCCTCCACAGAGGTAATCTCAAACCTTCCGTCAGCACAGGTGATCACCATGTCGGTTGTGATCATGAGATCAGGGATACACCGGAACCGAA